TAACGGCTGGTGATTCCACTCAGGCCAGAACAGAACATCATCGCCGCCGTCGATAGGGATGATGTGATCGACAATCTTTGCAGGAACGTAGAGGCCCAGCTTCTGGCAATCAACGCACAGCGGATAGCGCTTAAGGTACTGAGCGCGGTACTTTTCCCATGCAGCAGAGTAACCACGGGCGCGACGGTGGCCGCGTCTGGCATCCTGCGCCCGCCACACTTCCCGCTTATGCTCATCGCATTTACCAGACTTCACACGCTTGTTGCATCCCGGCTCAGTGCAACGGCGTAAGGGTTGCCACGGCATCAGTACACCCCCACATCACGATAGACAGACCACAGCGCGGAGACAGCAAGAGGAACCTCTTTCGCCTCCACATCGCTAATCATCGTGCGGTACTCGTACAACTGAGAGACGTACATCAGACAACCGATTTTGATAGCCGGGGTAAGCTCCAGCCCACTATCAAACCGCTTGCCGATATGTTTCTGGCAAACCTCCAGAGCCGCATCGATGTAAGCCTGAATGAGCAAATCTTCATCATCGCCATCAATACGGCAGTGAAGTTTTGCTTCAGCAAGTTCTATGGTTTCAGCCACTGGTCAGCCCTCCGGTGCACATAATTTCAAGGCGGGTACGATCGGCATCAGGCAGAACAGCTTTGATGTCGTAGATGGTTACAGGCATTCCTTTTTCAGTGCAGGTCAGTCTGTTTTTGGTGGTAACGCCTTTGCGATAGCGAATCCAGATTCTGACCGTCATTTCTGACTGTTCAGCCTGGGCGGCTACAAGCTCCCGCCCGCTTACGCTGTCTATCTCCCCCCAAACGGTGGCAACATCGCGCCATTCTTTAGTGACTGACCCCGTGTTCGGGTCCTGGTGGCTGACGAACTGCTGGATAGTGACGCGGCGTTTCATCTTTCCGGCTCTCATTCGTCACCATCCTTATTGCCCTTGCTCACAGTGACTTCCTGCTTCCATGCCTGGCTGAACTCGTCACCGCCTTCACGCGGTGCCATGCCCTCACGCTCGCGAGCCTCATTCGGGTTCATAATCCCGTTCTTGATGCCGCGCTCATAGGTTGCGTAGCGTTCGGTAGGAGTAGCGCGGAGAAGGTCAGCGGAATCAAATTCCACCTGATAACGAATACCCGGCACAGGAGAAGCCACCAGCAGCGCGGATTTAATCTGCTGCTCGAAATTCGCCAGCCACGGGCGCATAGTTATGGTGAGAAAGGCGCGGCTTGCCTCGCTGAAGTTGCTGTAGGTGCTGTTGCTGTATTCCTGCAGGAAGATGGGCGACACGTTGAACATGCGGGCAATATCTTCAATGGTGAAACGGCGGGAGGCCAGCCACTCGGCATCCTGATTGCTCATACCAAGCTGTTTGTAGTCCATCCCCCCTTCAAGGATTGGCGTTTTCCCGGCATTCCTTGCACCTTTGTAGCGTTCCAGCGCATCCATTGCCTGTTTGCCCTTCACGCTGTCCAACCATTCTTTAGCCGTAATGACGCCCGCCGCCATCATGCCATCTTTCATAATGCTGGCACCGTGGCGCTGTTGGGCCAGACCTAACCCCAGCGCCTCCCGGCAAATGGTGATCGGCGAGCGCCCCAGAAAACCGTCATCGGTTGAATAACGCAGGTGCAGAATCTCTTCCTGCAAATAGGTTCGTACAGCCCCGGTAAACGGCTCTGTGATGGTGTATTTGTACTTATGTTCGCCGATACGCTCAGGAACAACCGCCCCCGGCGCATAAGAGTGAAGGGATTGTGGCTGGCCGTCTTGCCCCCACTGGATCACCGCGTAGGCATTACCGTTAAGCAGACAATGGCGCATCATCGTGCGCTTGAACTGATAAGGCGTCTGGCAAACGTTAGGCTGCTCGTTCAGCAGAAAATCTACCGGATGATTACTCAGCCATTCCCGCGCCTCCCGCCCGTTATCATTACGAACCCGGTACAGGTAACAGGGCATGGTTGCCACAGCCTCACTGATCACCGATACGGCGTTCATCACCGCCGGCAGAGATTCCGCAGTACCAGCAGACACATATTCGCCTGATCCGGTATTTGGAATCCCTGCCATCGCCAGAAACTCATCTATGGTCATGCTTCGCTGTTCAGTTGGGTCAGTCTTGCGGCCAAAAGGCCAGATATTCCACCTATCACAGCCCCGCTAAATCAGCCCAGCGCCGACGATTATCACCAGCACGGCGTAATTCTGGATGTTGAGCAAAAAGAGAACGATGCGCGATTTCAACGCCGGATTCAGGGTAAGCTGGCATGGAAGTTACGGTTATTTCCCGTAGTTCGGCAGCGGTCACAGTTCGCAGGTACGGGGATTGCGCAATATCCCAGGACTCTTTCAGCGCACGGAAACCAAAGCTCATACCGGAAAGATCGCCACGTTCCACCAGCGCCAGCACATCATTACCAAGCTGAGTATTCGGCGGCGTCAGCTCGAAGCGCAAACCGGTATCATCTTCTGACAGCACCAGCGTGCCGGATTTGGTACGCCCCAGCAGCTGGGTATAGTTATGCTCGTACAGCGCACGCACATCGCTACCGGATGCCAGACTGTCTTTAAACGCCCCCGGCGCGAACTGTTCCCGGAATTCATCCCAGATAATTTCTGACAGGCTGTTCCAGCGCACGGCATAGCCCACCAGCTTCTTATCGGTGGCGGTCAGTTCAGAAGTGCGGATTTCAAAATCTATTGTTTTCATTATTGGACTCCACATAGGGCAGAAAGGGGCCGAAGCCCCTCACACGTCGAATCAGGAACCAGCAAGCTCCAGAATCTTGATCGCGTTGGAGTCCACCACGCCGCCGCCCAGATATTTATCGGTGTGAACCTTATAGAAGCCCGGCTCGGTGATGTTGTCCGGGCGGGTACGCACACCAGTAGTGTGATCCACGATGAAGTAACCGCGTTTGAAGTCGCCAACCGCGAGGAACGCTTCTCCGGCATCAGCATCAGGCATGGTTTCAAGGTACTGAACCGGACGGCCCAGCAGGGTATCGGGAGAACCGGCAACCAGACGATCACGCCAGATGTAATCACCGTTACCGTTTTTCAGCTTCTGAAGCGTGGCAGCGGTATTGGAGTTCATCACCCACACGGCGTTTTTGCGGTATTTGGCTTTCAGCTTGTACAGCAGATCAATCAGGCCATCAGAGGTAACAGCAGCCGTTTCCATTTTCTCCAGCGTACCGAATGCGCGGGTTTTATCGCTGGTGGCCGCGCGAGGATAAGCCAGGAAGCCTTTAGATTTCTTCGTACCGTCGCCGTTAACAAAATCATTTTCTTCGGTAGCGCTGAAAGTGTCGGAGATTTCAGAAGACAACCAGCCCAGAATATCCACCTCGGAGAAGTCGAGAATCTCTTGGGTAGTTTTCGGGTAGGCGTAGATCGGGTTGAGTTTGATATCAACGCGCTCCATCTTCGGCGTGCTGGTCTCGGTGCGTGTTTCACCTTCAGTGCCGCGATTCACCGTTGCACCGCCCACAGATACCAGTTTTTGATATTCATTGGTTTTGGTGGTCTTAACCGTGGCGATGGAGCGCATCACGCTGTCATCCTGCAACTGGCGCATGATCTCTTTGTCCAGCTCAGGGATAACGGTATAACCGCCGTCAGCCTGCACCAGCGTGGTGAGTGAGCGGGTATCGCCGGTCATGATGTAGTGGCGTAGCTCATCGTTGCTCACGCCTTTACCTTCAACAGAAGTACCCGGAAGATTGCGCTGATCGTCGGCGACGGCTTCAAGACGGGTGATTTCAACTTCAAGCGCATCAGCCTGAGCGCGGAGTTCGTCGAACTGCTTGCCTTCTTCATCGTTCAGGCTGCGCTTTTCGGTGTCGGCTTTATCCAGCATGGAACGCATCTGAGCTTTGAGTGCGGCTTTCTGCTGGCGTAATTCGAGTAATTTTTTCATGAGTGGTTTCCGTAACAATTAACGTTGAGACGTGAAACCAGCGCTTTGAGGGATGTCCACCTAGAAAAGGAAACCGTCGCTGAACGGGAAAACCAGGTGGACAGTGGCGGCTCACGTCTGAGTGCCACTCTTCAAGATATACATAATAATCAATGAGTAAACACCTGTATGCTGTCGCAAACAGCAGCGAAAACAGGAGAACAAATAATTTACAAAGTTTGATAATATGAGCAGGCAAAACACCACTTCTGGGGGATTTTATGGACTTCGATTTTGATGATCTGGCGTACCCTGATACTTTTTTTATTTCCGGTGAAGAGTTTAAAGGAAGCCGGAACACAGGAAAGAACCAGGTAGATATTCCATTTACTGACGAACCGCAAATTGAATTGGGCGATATTCTGATTCAAAAGATTGGAAGCCGTGAGTTAAGCCTTAAAGTTGTCGATCTTTCAATATCAAAGAATGGAACGCTGAACGTGGGCACAACGCATCCCCACTTACTTACGTTATCCGTAGAGAATCTTTCTTCCGACGCACACAGGACAGCAAAGAGTATGAATACTTTTAATATTGGCTCCGTCAGCGGTGAGCAAGTTCAAATAGGTGAAAGTAATCATATGCTGGTGAACATCAGTATTACTGAACTTGTCGAGAAAGTTTCTAAATCGGACGATCCGCAGGCTAAATCAATATTGAGACAGTTGCTGGAGAACAGCACCGTTGCAAGTATTGTTGGTGCGGGTGCCTCCGCGTTGTTAGGTCTGCTATAAGACAAAGGCCTGGTATCAACCAGGCCTATTCATCACTTCTCGCTCATCCAGTCCGGCGGCGTTGACATCTTATTTCTATATTCTTGCAAATGCTCAATCATGGCATCCAATTGTTCACGGTTCGTGGCAAGTATCTCCTCTGATAGCGTACTGCGAACAAAATCATGATGGTCGATCCAGAACAGCGCACCATTTTTGAGAACCTGCCGATACTCAACAGTAGGCATTGCACTCATGTCGTGAAGCCCATATTGATCGTAGTGCTCTTTAATATCCTGAATAGTAATTGGCATATAATCTCCTGAGTTTTATAAAATATATTTAAATTTACCGCGGGCATAATTAAGAAGTTAAACTGATACAACGGGGTTAATGCCACCATCCTCAAGCCATTTCATGACAGCTTTACGGCTATAGCGGGAAGGATAGGTGAGTACTGGATTGGGGAATCCATGATCTTTGCGTAATCGCCATATGGCTGTTTTTTTCTTACCCAGCAGAGCGAACAATTCCGGCTCTTCCATGAAATCACTAGCGTTCATAATTTACCCTCCATCAATTATGCTTTTAGTCTGCTATAAAATTAAAAAATATACCTTTAAGTGTTCACCTGTTCACCCTTGCGAATTTCTTAATTAAATTTATTAGGTTATAGGGTGAATACTACTCTTTCAGGTATTCACTAGTGTTCACCTTACCCTTCACCTTTTAGAACAAAAAATAATCACAAGGTGAACAGGTGAATACTTGGTGAATACTTAACAAATAAGTGTTCACCCCTTAACTCACTGTTATAAAAACCATTTTTAACAGGGTGAATACTGGTGAACACTTATTCTATAACTTTACTCTACCTCGCTATTTTCAGAAGTACCGGAACAGGATGGCATCCAGTCGCCTGAGTCGTCGTGTAGCGTAACGTTTGACCTGATACCGTGCTTGGTCTTCCGCTTATCGTACTTCTTCCCATACTCGGCCATCGCGCCGGGCATATCCGTACCGAACCGCATTAACGATACGGGCTTATTCAGGCCATTGGCCCGCATGTATGCCATGTAGGCGTGATACAGATATTTGCGCGGGCTGAAGGGGACTATCTCGGCATTACCGATAAACATCCCATCACATGCCACCGACGCCATCAGGTATCCGCAGAAGTCCACCAGCGAATCCCCCTCACGTTTGATAGCCAGTGCCTCTTCGGATTTCTGCTGCTCATGCAGTAGCCGTTTGGCTTCGTCCTGGCTGGCAAAGCGAGTTAGCAGGTGACGAATGATTACGGCAAGCTCCCCCTCTATCTTCTCGGCCAGCATCGTATCCCGCTCATTTTCCGGCACGACCTCGGTGAAATTGAATATCACCCGGCGGCGCGATATCCCCCCGCTTCGATCACTAAAGGTCATAGCGTTGTTATTGACGGCCAGCACTACCGCCTGAATGCGTGTCGAGTATGGAGCCTTGTGTTTGGGGTCTATCGACACCTTATCACCGCCCGTAATGGCTTTAATCCCTGCGCCATCGCCAGCGTAGCGGGTCATATCCGGCATGATGATCAGCGAGTAACCCACCACCAGCGCCCTGTCCCTTGCATCCTCCAGCGCTTTCATACTGGCTGATACGGTATTGGCCTTACCCGCCAGCATCGTGCAAATTTCCGCCATAACGCTTTTACCACTACCACCCGGCCCCGTGACCTCAAGAAAAAGTTGCCAGTCGTACCGGTTCGCCAGCACCATAAAGAGCGCTGCCAGTACACGATCACTCTTGCGGTCATTACTGGCCACAGAACGGCGAAGCCATTTCCAGAAATTAGGCGCATGAGTCGCCAATGTTTCCCCTTCCGCTGGTGGGCTGAACGGGAGTTCGCTAGCGATCATCAGCCAGTCGGTCTTATCGTGCTCCCTGAATTGCCCCGTCCGGGTATCAAATACCCCGTTGCTGAAGCCGATAAGATTTCGGGCTGTAACCCCCATGACCGGGAGGCTAAGCTTCATGGTTTCCACCGCCGATTTGATAGCGTTCTGCGAATAAGCCACCTCAGCATCAATGTAAATTTGAGCCATTTCCCGTTGCAGCTCTTTATCCGGGAGTGGATTCCAGATCACTCCGTTGTAGTGGTGAACCGTGTCAGAGTCTGCGTGAACAGCTAACTCACCATCGTAATGAGCAAGCAGTACCTCACCGCGCTGGCTTGCCCCCATCTGGTTTAGAGCAGGACTAACCTCAATAACTGTCTGAAGCTGCGCTCTCTTCGTTACAGGCAATTGGTGAATATTGTTTTCTGCTTCGCTGGACTCCTCCCGGAGCCGATTCAGATAATCGTGCCAGTCCTCAGGCTCTCTATCTGGAATCCCCTTGTACAACTTGGCATCCTGTACACCCGCCAATGCCAGCTTTTCACCAATTACGTTAATCAGCATCGGCTCAATATTCCCAGCTAGGTATACACGGGCTGTGCGGCGTCCCTTGTCTATAATTTGCAGGTTATCCAGTTCCGCTAGCTGCTTTGGCCCAAGATAAATAGGAGGAGTTGTGTCTTCGGCAATTTTTTTACCCAGCCCCTCTTCCCACCCTTTTGCATGAGCGTATGCATCAGTTCCCGCAAAAATAACGGCTTCAGTGTATTTTTCCTTTGGAAGATGTTTCAGATTAGGCGCGTTTTTCATTTCCCTGCCCCCCGGCTTACAAAAGTGAATTCTTTAACAAATCTTTCCAGCGGAAATATGCAGGGAAATTCGTAACCATCACGAATGAACGTCACCCGATTAAAAGCGACATTATCCACCGTAATCATTTCGCCGCTTTTCTCCGCCCAGCGGTCATTGGTTTCAGGATCTATCATTTTTAACCTCCGCTTTTTTTTTGCGATCCATGCGGACATATTCAGCAGACTGGCTGCAATGGTTGAGCGCCATCATCATCCTTGGGAGGTGTCTTAATGCATTGCTAATAAGGTTCATATCTCTGAGGGCATCGTCGCCGCCATACCCTTCCGATTCCTGAGCGTCAAGAGCCAGATTACCGATCAATGTGAGTGCACAATTGATAGCAAAACTCGCGCCGGAATATGTATCAGCAGATTCATCCAATTCTTCATCTGATAGGTGTTTAAATTCAGGGTAGCTTTTAGCAAGCAGATGATAGATATTATGCATGGCTCACCTCGCTAATCTCTTTCAGTTCGCGAATTCGATACAACGACATACTGATTAATTCCATTGCAATACTGTGCTCGTTGTCATCATCAAGGTTCATAAAAAGCGACGTTGAAAGCATCGACTCCAGGCGGCGCAGTTCATTTTCAATATCAATTTCTGACCATTTGGAGTTAGTCATGATAATAAACTCCCTGAATAGGCAGACGAGCGGAAAGCGAAAGAATGAAGTGCTGGGCCAGAATGCAACGAGCCTCAAGCTCTGTCTCAGCTTCTACGGATATACGGCAAGGCTTCGCGTTTTTGTCGAGACGGTTCAAGGCAAGAAAACGCCATGTATATTTGGGGCGAGTTTGGGTATGCTGTTGATCAGCCATAACTGTTACCTCACTTAACGGTTTGGTTAGAGGCCCGTTGGTGTTGGTAGCACCAGCGGGCTTTGCTTTACTTGAAGTCATGCAATGTAGTACATTGTCAACTCCACTACAGACTAGATCACAGGAGTTGACAATGTCAACCAATGAAAGCAAAGAACGCCATGTTGTGCAGCTTAGGCTTGATAAAGAACTGTCAGAGCGACTTGCGATAGCAATGAAAGAAGATGGTGACGACAATAAGTCTGGATGGATTAAGCGGCTACTGCGCAGAGAATTGGACAAGCGCGGCATCGAGCCAAAAGGCTGATACCACCCAATATTTGGGTTGTTTTTAGCGGTATGGTCCAACGTCCGCCATTGGCGGATGTATGTTTTAGACACTTCTCCTCGATTTGAGGAAAAGTCCTTCAGCACTGAGTTACTATTTTGCAACTCGCTCAGACTTTGACCACCAGCGCTAACCCTGGTATTCTGTTCTTGCTTAAACATTTGGTAGTGACATTGGCAGCTCTGCAAAGCTGCCTTTGTTTTATTTAGCACCAGAAGTACCTCCCCCAAAGTTCAGCGGTAACTGGCTCAGGTTTTTAACCAGATATTCCGCTTTCTCCAGCAGCACCAAATCATCCTGGCGTTTTCTCAGACGACGCCCCGCATCACTGGAATCCTCATCAGAGAACTGGCGAGCGGAAGCAACAATATGTTGAAGTTCATTGATGGTGTGGGCCAAATAACCACCTTTCTGGCGATCCAGTTCTTCCATGTAGTCATATACCGCCGCCTGAAGTTCGTAGCTGTAGCTCATAGCCATCAGGCAGGCTTCACGCTTCGGGAACTGATAGCACGGCAGATATCTCCCTGTGCTGTCTTTGTACTGAGCGAAAAATTTCGCTGAGTGCTCCTCACCTAAAACCTTCGGTGTTTTCTTGAGAAAATCCTTGTGTTGCAGCACCCGGTATTCTTTACAGGGGAAGGTCAGCCCCTCCGCTTCGGCCTTCGCTTTACGGTCAGCATTGATGTATTCAACCATTTGTAGGCTGCTCATCTTTGGTACTGAATTATCAATCAGACTGTTTTCAGAGTGATCGAATCCCTGCCCGGCAAGGGCATTTAATTTTTTCATCGTTGATTACCTGTGGTTAATTAAGCGGATTTGCGGCTGTACGGGTTATTGACGTTTTCCACGGTAGGTGGATAGCGAACCCACCAGAGCACATCTGAAAGAAGCCAGGCACAACTATTACGGCCAAAATGGCAACGCGGAGGGAACTTACCTTCGTTCTCCATATACCACCGGGTAGAGCGGGAAAGGCTGGTGATTTCTAAACATTCATTCTCACGAATACGGCGATCAAACTTAATACCATACTCTTCAAGAATGTTGCGGCGTTGTTCAGGCGTTGGCGGGGTGAAAAGGGTATTTGACATGCTTCCTCCACTTCACACATTCAGCAGGAAGTTTTCCTAGCTGTTCTTGTGCTGTGGAGGAATATTGATATCTATATCATCTTACTGATACAGAAGAAAAAAAATCATTTCCTACGCCTATTTTTTTGCTCAATCAATCTCTCCCGAATTTCTCTCTCAAACTTTTCCAACGAAAAATTTGCAAGATTTTTTTCGAAAAAAGGCCGAATAGTCTCACAGAGTTTCTTTTCTCCGACTGATAGATCAGGGAAAATCGAACCGGCAATAACACTACTGCTTATCCTGTTTCCTGTAATTTTTTGCCAGCAGAACAGGTCAGCATAGGGGAAGATTCCATAACTTATTATTTTCCTTCTTGCTACTTCCCAAGAATTTATTGATAGTTCATTATTTGGGTCTGGAATATTTAAAGAATTTCGCCATGATGAAAGCAAAGATGATAAATCTTCTATTAAAAATTCATCAGGGTAACGTAAGTCCAATTTAACAAACAAATCGCCCCCAAAGTTATCTATCAGGTTAATACAGTCAAATAGCCCCAAAGTATCAGCATCATCATATTCATCAACAACTTTTTTAGAATGCATTATTTTGAATATATCGTGACGCTCTAAAGGCTCAATCAACATTGACGAACTAAGCCGTTTACCTGCATTTGAGTCATTCTCCTGCATATCGGATTGCACGTAATCAACACCATTAAAAGCATCCTCACTATATTTTCTATCATCTACTGGATTAGACATTATTATTTTTAAATCATCTTCGTCTATCCATTTTTCGTAGTCTGCGACCATATAATGACGCATTAGCAACTGATTAAAAAACTCTCTATCATCTAATGATTCAAAAGCTTTATATTTCCCTATATCGAAATACTCCGGCAAATCGCTTTTCTTGTTAATTAACATATCGTCACCCTCAACGCCCCTAATAACTTGCGAGCCAGGCGGGTAGGGTTTCCCGCTTTTCGGTTGGCCGACCTAGACCCGCAATATCAGTTTAATCTCTATTCGCTACAGGTAACAGAACCACATTTTGATGATTACCCGCAAGAAGTTCTAAACGTTCATGCCATTTGTTAAGAGCGTCCAGCTTCTCCGGCAGGTACAGGCTACGGTTATAAATAGCCATAACACCCGGTAACGCATGGCCCAGCAGTAGCTCTACAATATGCGGTGCTATACCGATATTGTTTAGCCCCGTAGAGAACGTGCGCCGCAGATCGTGAAGAGTCCACGGCTCGTTATGATGGAAATCGTTAAAAAGCCTGCGCCCTTTCAATGATACAGCCTGACGGGTGCGATCTTCTCCCAGTAACAAACCCGTTTTCCCTGTCTCGCGCTTTAACTCTTCCAGCCACGGGCGTATAGCTTCAGGTATCGATCTCACGATTTTCTCGCGGGTTTTGCTGTGCTCTTTCGGTACTGTCCAAATCCACGATGTAAAATCCCACTCTGACCATCGAGAAAGGCGAACTTCCATCGTTCGAGCGCCAAACAGCACCAGCATTTTGAGAAGACGTGAATAATACGGCTGCTGATCATCACTGTCTGTGCAGCGCCACACATCAGCCAGCTCGCTGTCTGACAATACGCGGTCACGTTGGCCGGATGGCTGGCCTACATCCTGAATGGTGAGAAAGGCCAGGGCATCACTGGCGGCATAGCGGCGAACCTTGCAGAAGCGTAACGCCTGTTTAGAAATCTGGAACATGCGGCCGGCGGTCATGGGTTTGGTCTGATTTATTTCATCAAAACAGGCCACCCAATGACGGGTTTCACATCTGGTGAGGGGATAACGACCAAGGCGCGGGTAAATATGCTTGCGTAGCTGTGCCCTTACCAGCTCCTCATCACTGCGCTTTCTCCTGGCGTAATTCACCAGCCAGTATTCAAGAGCATCCTGTACTGTCACAGGTTTAAGCGTTTCTTCAGTGCTCAGTTCAAGCTCTGTTTTTGGGTCAAGACCACCAGCCAGCCACTGACGACACTTTTCCCGCTTTTCTCTCGCAGCTTTTAGCGACAAATCAGGGTAACGGCCAAGCGTTAAACGTTCGAGTTTGCTACCCCTTCCACCCAACCGGTACGAGAATACCCAACTCAGTTGACCCTGTTTTGATGCCCTGACGCTTAAACCTTCACCATCTGCATACATTTCTGGCGCATCCCGGTTGGCCGCCTGGAGTGCCTTGAGCTTTTTATCACTTAGCTTGTTAGTGCCCGCCATAGCCCGCCCTGCCTGGATTCTTGATTGCGATTGATACACAGATTGATACACCGTTCGTTGCTACAATCGAAAAAACCGCATAAACATACGAACGAAAACAAGCGTATCTTACTGATAATAAAAATCAAAATGGAGAATTCGCGAAATCATCTAAAAGCATGAAAACATGAAGTTTTTTGCTTCTACAGTATGTTTCATAAAACTAACCATTTGATTCTTAATATAAATCATCAATGCCGCTGCCGTTGCACCGACGTTGACCGGCAAGCCACGCAGTATACCAGCAAAAAGAAATTTACGGTGCAGTGATTAATAAAGCCCATTTTGTGATTCCGATCACACTTGTTAAA